CCTCTCGTTAACGGATACGGTGATCACGCCGCCGGTGTTGCCACCGTTGACGTTGACCTACGTCAAGTCGCACATTCGGGCCCTCGGGAATGCCGACGACACGCTGACGGTGGTCTACATCAACGCCGCCGCGTCCTATTTCGAGGAGCAGACCGGCCGTCAACTCATCACCGCGACACGGGAAGTCTGGCTGGATGCGTTTCCGTTTGTCGGGGCGAGCGGAATGCAGGCGCGGATCGAACTCCCACATCCACCGCTTCAATCGGTCGTCAGCGTGCAATACATCGACGAGAACGGTGCGCTGCAATCCTTCGACGACGGAGCGTCACCGGCAACGAACTTGTTCCGCTCCTCGGCGCCGTCTGGGGCCTATGCTTCACGGGGGTTCGTGGAGCCGATTGCGGGATACACCTGGCCGATCGCGCGACGGGAGACAGGGGCCGTGCGGATTCGGTATACCTGCGGCTACGGGTTGACGCCGGCCACGGTGCCTGAGCTCGCGCGAGGCATTCTCTGCTACCTTGTCGGCCATTTCGACACGTTCCGAGGGGCAGTCTATGAATCTCGGAAAGGGCAACTTCAGGAACTCCCGTTTGGCGTGCAGATGATGATGGACGGGTTCAAATATTCCGCACTGCCATCAAGGGTACTCCATGAGCACATGCAGGCGTTCGGCGGCGGATTCGAGTGGGGTGGTTGGCGCGGAGGACTGTGGTGACGGTCACCCTGCAGATCGGTGCCCTGCGTCAATCGGTTACGTTGACGGGGCCGGGGTCGCCGGTGCCGGACGGCAATGGAGGATTTACGCTGGTCTATGCGCCGCTGGATCCGTCTGAATGGCGCTGCGCGATTGAGAAGGCGACGGTGCAGAACGCCGAGCAGCACTTCGCGTCGACGGTGTTGTCGCGGGCGACTTACATCGTCTCGGGCCGGTATCATCCAGGGATCGACACGAAAAGCCGGATGACGTGGGTCGATCGGAGCGGGGCCACACACGTCGCCAATGTCCTGGACGTGAACGATACCGAAGGGGCAGGCGTCGAGACCGTGGCGCTCATCACCGAGGTCGTGTCGTGAGCAACAACCGTTTCGCGTTTAGCGGTCTGGATGAACTAAAAGCCGCACTCCGGACGTTACCAGCGGACTTGGCCGGTGAAGCGTCCCACATCGTTGAAGCGGCGGCGAATGCGGCAGAAGCGGACATCAAGGCGGGCTATCCTGTGCGGACGGGAGACTTGCGTGATCATGTGCTCTCACAAGCCTTTTCGACGGGTGCGTTCTCGGTAGGCATCGTGGTCAAGAATACGTCGAAGCTGGCGTACATCGCGGAGAACGGCACGCAGGCACGCCACACCGCGCTCGGGGCGAACCGTGGCTCGATGCCGCCGTTGCATGTCTTCATCCCGGCCGTCATCAAACGTCGTCGGGTGATGTATGCACAGTTGAAGGATCTCTGCGAGCGGAAGGGGATCCTGGTGACGGGCGATGCCTGATTCTGCGGTGGTGGATGCCGCGCTCATTGCGAAACTGCTCGCGGACGCGCCGTTGATGGCGCTCGCAACGGATGGGGTGTATGTCGATGAGGCGGCGCAAGGGGCGACGAAGTTCATCATCGTGTCGCTGGTGGACGAACACGACGAGCCGCAGGAAGGCAGTCGGGCCTACGAAGACGCGCTCTATCTCGTCAAGTTCGTGGAGTTGAACACGAGCAGCACGAATGCGAAAACGGCGGCGGCGCGGATCGACACCTTGCTCGAGAATGGCACCTTGGCCCCAGTGGGTTATAGCCTGATGGCGATGTTTCGAGAGTCGAGACTGGTGCCGATGGTGGAGGTGGACGACTTGGATCCGTCGATTCGCTGGCAGCATCGGGGCGGCCATTACCGCGTGGTGGTGAGCGGATGAAGATTCTCGTCGTGCATCCCGGCGCGGACACGTCCACGGCCGACGTTGAGGCGGGGCTCTCCTACGGCCTCCAGCATCACGGCTGTCAGGTGTGGCGGTATCGGTTGGACCTCTTGATCGAACCGTCGAAGCGGTGGCTGTTCTCGGCCTGGCGGGCATTGAAAAAAGTCAGCGCCGATCAGATTAAGCCGACGGATGCGGACGTCTGTTTCCAGGCCTCCAAGGAGGCCTTCTGGATGGCGCATCGGCGGCAAGTCGACGCCGTGATCATCGTCTCCGCGATGAACTTCCATCCCTACGTCGTCCATGCGATGCGGAAGGCGGGGTATCCCGTCTATGTGCTGTTCACGGAATCGCCCTACGAACTCGCGCACGAGCTCGACGTCGCGCGGGTGGTGGACGGCTGCTGGACGAATGAACGGACCTGCGTGCCAGCCTTGCGGGCAGTGCAACCGAACAGCGGTTATGTCCCGCACGGCTGGCATCCGGAACGGCATCGCGTCGGCGTGCAGCCTGGGGATACCGATTTCCCGGCGCACGATGTGGTTTTTGTGGGGACGGCGTTTCCTGAACGGATCGCGTGGTTAGAGGCGGTCGACTGGACCGGGATCAATCTTGGTCTCTACGGGAACTGGGAGATGCTCCCGTCTCGGCATCGGCTGCGGCAGTACGTCGTGGCGAAACGCATCACGAATCGGGCCTCGGCGGCGCTCTATCGACGAGCGACGATCGGACTCAATCTCTACCGGGACACGCCAGCCGGCCTGCCTGCGGCGGAAAGTCTGAATCCGCGGGCTTATGAACTCGCCGCGTGCGGGGTGTGCAGTGTGAGCACGGATCGGGCGGAAGTGCGGGAAACATTCGGATCCTTCATGCCGGCGCCATCCGAAGCGATTCTCCGGGAATTGCTCGGTGACGTTGAGAGACGCGAAGCGATACGGCGGGCACTCCCGTCGATGGTTGCTCATGCGTCATGGGTGGAACGCGCACAGATCATTCTCGGAGACCTCCAGTTTCAACGGGCGGCGTGAGGGGGAGACATGGCACGGTATCACGGTAAACAGGGCGTCATTCGGATCAACGGCACGATCCTCGTCGGGGCGACGTGGGATCTTGACAAGTCGACGGACAAAGTCGAGGTGACGAGTTTCGGCGACGCGAACAAGACCTACGTGCAGGGCTTGCCGGACGTCAAAGGGTCACTCGCCGCGTTCTGGGACAATTCTGACACGTCACTACTGGCTGCGGCGGAAGCGGCCGGCGGCGCGACGCTCTCGCTCTATCCGTCGTCGCTGGTCGCGGGGGCCTATCACTACGGGCCGGCGATCATTGACTACAAGATCAGCGTGGATGTGAAGGGCGCGGTCAAGCTGACCGGATCCTTCGTCGCCAACGGGTCGTGGGGCCACGCGGGTCTGTAAGACGTGGCGTTGGAGATTGCCGGGGTCTCGGCGTCGTTGCGGTGGGGCTACTCCTCCGCAGCGACGCTGGGCACCTGGACCGTCACTAAGCGCGAGGATGGGTGTTGGACCTTGCGGTCGACGGTGATCGTCTCGGACACGTTTCGGGTCGCGCAGCGCCCGCTCGTGTTTGAAGCGCCCCATGCCAACGGGTCATGGCGGTGGCCGGTGCTCGAGCTGCAGGCGGGGGAGGGGGCGCTCACGGCGACCCTCGGACCGCATGAAGGAGAGTGATCATGAATCGCTGTCGTGTCGTCGTGCCGGAGGTGGTCCGATTGCCCCTGTCGGATGGGGACTCGCTGGACGTGAAACAGGAATTGAACGCGGGCGAATACGTGGCGTTGCTCACGGCGATGGCGGAGCGGAAGCCATTCGCGAAAGTCCTCGCCTACGTCATCGGGTGGTCGTTCGTGGGCATTGATGGCAAGCCTATTCCCTACGACAGCGAGACACCGGAGCAGACCAGACGATCGACCGTGAGTGCGCTGGACAAGGACACCCTGCGCGAGATGATCGCGGCGCTCGACAAACACGAGCAGGCTGGGGATGAGGCGCGCGAAGAGAAAAAAAAAGCGTTTCGCACCGCAACCGTGTCCTCCGCACGCTTGACATCTGTCGCCTGATGAACGGGTGGAAATACGAGTGGGTGGGCGAACTGCCGCGCGACGTGCATGACCTGATCATGGAACAACTGCTGACACCGAGACCAATTGAGGAGCCAGACGTGGCACTAGCGGTCGACTGATGGCGCTCACGGGCACTTTCCTCGCGGACTTCAGTTCGTTCACGGCAGCGTGCGCGGCGGCCGAAGTGTCCCTGAATGGGTTTGAAAGCAATGCCGGGAAAGTCGAGACGCAACTCAATCGCGTCTCCGATTCACTGTCTGGCGTCAAGATTGTGCAGCAGGCCACGGTTGCCGTGGAAGCGGTGGAGCGTCTGGGTGGGGCGTCCAAACTGACGGCTGACGAACAAGCGCGCGTGAATACCACCGTGACGCAAGCGATCGAGAAATTCAACGCACTGGGGCAAGAGGCTCCTGCGAAGATGACCGCGCTCGCGGACGCCACGAAACAGGCCCACCAGGAGACATCGCTTCTAGCGACATCGCTCGAGGAGGTCGCTGCGGCATTCACCGTGGAGCGGGTGTTTGAATACGCGAAGGCCCTGATTGAATCTACGTCACGGATTGAGGAATTATCGCTCGCGACCGGCATCTCCACCGACGGGATTCAGCGGCTCACCTACGTCGGACAGGAGTTTGGTGTGAGCGCCGAACTGATGGCGCGCGGTGTGGAGCAGTTGAGCGCCAAACTCGCGAACGGCGACAAGAATGCGACGTCGGCCGTGGAGCAATTGGGTTTGAGCGTGAAGGATTTGATCGCATCCGGGCCCCAGGAAGCGTTCCTGCAAGTGGCATCGGCGGCTGGCCGCGTCGAAGATCCCATGCTGAAGGGTGGTCTCGCGAGTGAACTGTTTGGCGGCAAACTCGCGCGG